ACGCAGAGCACCGTAAACGATGTTGTCCGCGTACGTCTTGTTGTTGTCAGCGCCCGCAGGCGTCTCGGTGACGTTGGTGAGGCCGTTCCAGGCCACCCCGTCGCCACCCTGGGGGTACAGAACGCCATGGTCCACGCCAGTCTCGAACTTGCGCTTCCCCGCTCCGTCCCATGAAATGCGAGTCATTCTTCCTCCTCGAAGAAGATCGTGAAAACATCGTGGTTGAGGTTGTCTGCCGGGAACGACCGCTCGTGGGTGGACCTTGGCAGGGCAGCCAACAGCTTGTAGAGACCCGTGGTCGGATCTTGCGAGATGCCTGTCAGCAGGTACCGCGGTTGATGGCGGTACGGGTTGTTGTCAGCGAACGCAGTGTTTCCCTGTGTCCTACTGATGAGAACACAGGGATACTCCATCCCGCTGTTCGCGGGAGGCCTGGTGTACACCTTCTTGACCGCGTCGCCCAATCTAGTCGTCAGAAAGGACTGGAGTTGGTCCATTGTATACACCTCCTAGCCTCAAAAGTAGGCGGGGGGCCTGGATCTCAACGTTCGAGACTTTCCAGAGCACCCCCGCCCACTTCACGTAGCGAATGGCAAGGATGTTTTCGTTCGCAAATGTGTCTGCGACGATCTCCACCGTGTTTTCCAGGGTGAAGTCATCGTTCAGTTTGTCGCCGGTGATTGCCTGTCTTGCCGCACGACGCACATCACCGAAGTACTGGACCTCGGTGACTACATCGTCGACGTAGCCAGGCTTCGTCTCCACCTGAACGGCGAAGCCGACGACATCTGCGAACCTTGCCATGAACTACCCGCGTCAGCTGCGGGTGAAGTCCCAGGTCGCGTCGAAGTTGTGCGGGAAGTAGTAGCCCGTTGCGGGCACCGCACGAACGTAGAACGTGTCGCCAGAGGCGATCGCGGTCTGCGCACCAGCCGACAGGGTCGCGCCGGTCTCGTCGTTCTTGTAGACCACACCGGTGACGGTCGGAACCGTCAGGACACCAGTGCCCGTGACGAAGCCCGGAGTCGTCGGAGTGGCCTCCGTGCCGTTGGCACGGATGATGGCGAGAGCCGCCTTGTACTTGGTGAGAGCGCCCGAGATCCGGGTCTCCATCAGGTACTTGTACTGGTTGAAGTCGATGTCGAAGTCGTCGAAGAGGCCGATGGCCGCTCCACGGTCCGCACCCACGGTGTAGTCGATCAGGTTGACGATGACGCCAACGAGCTCGCCGTCGTCGGTCTGGACGCCCTCCATGACCTCGACGGTCACGATGTCCTTGACGCGCAGAGCGGAAGCGACGTCCGCCACGGTCGCGTACAGCTTCCGACCCATCCGGTCCTTCTCCACGAGGAAGTCGGTCAGGGTGTCGTCGGTCGTGTACAGCGTCGGGGAACCCGAGCCGTGGTAGTACTTCCGCGCACGGAGGATGGCCTCGGTCTTGTCGTCGACGCTGGCGTTCGCGGCGACGATCACCTTGTGGGTGTAGACGTCGTCATCGAACGCGATGGGACGGATGCCGGCGCCGTCGCCAGAGGTCGGCGGCTCCTTGATCTTGTCCTCGTCGTCGATCTCGCGCCCGTCACCCACGAGGATCGCACGCGCGATCTCCTCGTCGAGCATCATGCGCATCTCGACCTTCATCCACGCCACCACGTCCATGTCCGTGATGTCCAGGATGTCGTCGCGGTCCAGCTTCTGCTTCTTGTAGACCGTGGCCGGGCCGGTGGTCCGCTTGGACAGCGTGAACCACTCGTCCTTCTTCATCTGGCCCTTGGTGTAGCCCTTGGCCCGCGCCTCGTCGGCGGTGATGTCGGCGAAGTAGGTCTTCACGCGGCTGAACGGCGAGTGCTTGACGCCCGTGAGGACGCCGTCGACCCAGTCCGCACGACGCATGATGAACTCCGGGCTGTCCTGCGTCGGACGAGCGTCCGGGAACAGGTAGTCGATGTTCTCGATGCCGTACGTGACGTCGTGACCGAGGTGCTCGGTCGCAGCCTGCTCGAGGTGCTTGCGCAGGCTGGTGACGCCGGAGCCGGGGCCCTGACGCACGTCACCCATCGCGGTGTGGAGCAGCTCCTCGACGGTCTGGTTGTCCCAGCGCTTCTCGAGGTCGAGCCCCGAGTGCTGGAGCGACGCCGGCTTGCCGGGGTTGCGGGTCAGGCCGATCCGGGCAGCGGGGCTGTTCTCGAAGATGTTTCGAGTGGTCATGTCCTGTGTTCCTTCCTGAGTGTGAATGAGGTCGCCCTCGGTGGTGCTGTCGGAGTGTGCTGCGGAGTTGTCTCCCTTGAGAGCCACTCCGATCATGTAGCGGACGACGGACTGCTCCTCGTCGGACATGCCGTCCCAGACCTCTTGCACAGAAGAGTGCTCGAGATCCTCATCTTCGGAACCCTCACCCTCGGCGGGTGTCTCGTCCGTCTGCTCCTCGGAACCCTCGTCGTCAGCGGGGGTCTCCTCGCCATCGGCGGGGGTCTCCTCACCGTCAGCAGGGGTCTCCTCGCCATCGGCGGGGGTCTCCTCGGAACCGGTCTCTTCTGCGGGGGCGTCAGCCTTCTGGACATCCTCAGGGGTGTCCACAGGCTCACGGTCCTCCTTGGGCACCTCGTGCTCGAGGAACGCTCCAACACGAATGAACGCATCGTGCTCGAGAGTTTCCACCTGCTCGGGGTCCTCGGGGTCGTCCGGGTTGTCGCTGTGAGCGATCCGAACGTTGTCGATCTTGGCGCCAGAGTTGGCTCCGGCAAGAGCGAGAGACACCTCCTTGATGCCACCCCCCATGACATGCTTGATGCCCTTGGCGATCTGCTCCTTCAGCTCATTTGCCCAGATGGACATAGAGTTGAGGTCGCCGTTGTTGACAGACATGCGAGCATGCTGACCTTCTGGGGTCTCGTTGACGTAGACGTATCCGTACATCCCGTCGTCTCGCTTCTCCAGCCGCACGTGACCGAGGACGTTCTTGACGTCCTTGTGTCCGTGCTGCCAGACAAACGGCACCGTCTCGCCATCCTGATGCGAGAACGCACCGGCATCGATCATCCGGCCGTCAGTGCACACGATCCCCGCCTTTGTCACGTAGCCACTGAAGTCCGGCTCACGCTTGGAAGTTGCGTTTCCACTTCCCATTTTGACGGTTCTCCTTCCGTTTCATCTCAACGGCCGTTCGATGCCGTTTGGGTTCGAGCGCCATCGATAGCAGCGCGCAGTTTTGTCTCGACATCAGTAATCACAGCACGAGTTTTCGTGATCTGCTCGTCCAGCGACAATGATGTACCTCCTGTTGGCTTCTTGTCAGGCTCTTTCTTCTGATCTTTGGCTCGTTCCTTCTGAGCCTTCTTCAGAGCCTCCTTTGCAGCAGCCTTCTGCTTAGCAGTCTGCGGCTTGTCAGGACCCTTCTTGGTGTCCTTTGAGTCGCCAGACTTCTTGCTGCTATCGGAACTACTCTTGCCCTTGGTTGCCTCTTGCTTTTTCTTGGCGAGTAGCTCATTCAGGTGGGCCTTGAGATCGGAGAGCCGACCTCGTATTGCGGCCACCTGACGTGCGTTGGATGCGGCTTGTGTTACCGCAGTTCTGTTGACATGGCCCGAAGGTGCCGGGGGACCATTGCCCTGCCTACCTCCATTGGAGGGTGGCTGGTTTCCTCCGCCCCCTCTGCCCTTTAGCTGCCTCGTCTTGAGGTAGCGTTGACGACGGGCAGCGGGATCGTAGAGCGCGTGGGCGATGACGTCATCGACTTCCATCAGAACTTCACCCCCAGATCCGCCGAAGCGTTGTCGAGGATGCTGTTGAGGTCGTTGAAGAGCCCTTCGTTCGGATCAGGAGCCGCACCAGCATCACCAGCAACACCAGTATCAGGAATCGGGTTCCCACTAGCGTCCAAAGCGGCATTGTTTCCGCCAGGCATGTTGGCGTTGCTGAGCTTGTCAGCATTCGGATCCGCGTGAGGCTTGAAGCCGATCTTGGGTCGGATCTCGTTCGCAGTGATGACCTCGTTCCGAAGAAGCGAGTTGACCAGGTTGGCCATCTCCGACAACGGAATGAACTGCCACTGATCCCAGAACGTCATGATGTCCTGGCCCTGAGTCCTCGCGGTCTTCGTGAGGAAGGTGCGAACCATGGCCAGACGCACAGCCTTGGTCAAAGGCGTGATCGTCCGGTTCATGTAGTTCAGCATGGCCTTCTCGTCAGCCGTGCCGTTCATGATCTCCGGTGTGAGACCCAGTTGGCTGTAGAGAAGTCCGACCAGGTACTCGATCTGACTCATCAGGTTGTTCTCGACAGGACGGTTGAGCTGAATGACCTTCTCGGTCGCATCGATGTAGCCGATGCCGAGAGGGCTGTTCGCCATCTGGTCCTCGAGCGTCTCCTGACGCCGGGTTGCCTGGTCCTCCTTGGACTTGCCGCGGATCTGGTAGGGCAGCTGGATCAGCAGATCCAATTTCCCCTTGGCCGAGGCCTCATCCACAGTGTCCAGGATCGACAGTTTCCGAACAAGCCGTTGTAGAACACTCGCGCCATCGTTCATCACCGCGTAGAACGGGTTGTAGACGATAGCGACTTGTTCCTTGGCAAGCGGGATGGTCTTCCGCTCACCGACTTGCTCGTCATAGACAGACACCATGACGTGTTGCGGCTTGAAGTCTGTGATCTCGCCAACGCGAAGCTTCAGAACATCCCAGCCACCACTGAGAGATGGGTTGATCGTGGTATCTGTCGGGACGATGGCGAGAAACCCGTTGTCGAACAGAGACAGGTAGACATCCAGGAAGAGCGCGAGCGCCGACTGGTCAATGTTCGCCTCAAGAGTCAAACACTGATTGAGGTTGCTGTCGATGTCTTCCTTGTACTGACCGTTGTCGTCCTTTCGGACGTGACGGAAGTCCACGCCGGCGGCATCGATTGCCAGCCGTGTGTAGATCGCCGTGAGAATGGTCTTGTCCTGAGCATGACGAAGTCGAACAGAACCAGCCTGCTGACCACTTCGACCGTAGTAGCGGCTGAAGCTGTTGTTGTTCGCGATGGTCGCATCTTGGCGATCGGAAACGAACGCGTTCCAGGCATGCTTCAGCTGCTTGCCGAGGGATCTTGGTCGTGCCATGAGTCACCTCCTTCCTGTGTCATTCGAACATCTCCTTGTTGAGTTTCCATGCAACAAAGGCATCCATGAGAGCGGACACGTTGTCGATCTTCTCTTCGTACCGCTTCTTCATGAGCTTCCTGTTGTAGTTCGTGTCCTCCTCGACGATGGCGTTACCCATGCAGTACTGCATAAGCAACTCGTCGAACAGAAGGAGACGTTCTTCTGCCAGGTTCTTGATCTCGCCGAGGGGTACAGACTCAGTCCGCGCACCCTGGCGAATCTTCTCCATGCCGAAAACGCCATTTCTTGTTTCCCATTTTGACGCGAAAGCAACAGCGCCATAAGGGTCATACCCGAAGGTACGAACGTCGTAGTCACATTCTTGGATGTGCCTGTCTAGGTCTTCCCAGATCTCACCGTCGATGTCCAGGATGGTGCCTGGCATCACATGAAGGCTGCCCTCATCGATGAACTCTTCGTACTTCGTTCGCGTAGCACCAGGAAGCTTGTCCATGGTGCGTTGCGTGATGTACGATCTGACCTTTATTCCAAAACTACCGTTGGGTAGCGGAAACATGAAGGTGAATGCACAGAAGTCATCACCCTGTGACAGGTCGGCACCAAGACTACAAGGGAGTCCCCAGTACTTCCGACGACGCGACTGGGGCAGAGTCTCCTCATAGGTGAAGAAGTATGTGAATCCTGCCATCGGAATTCCAAACCTTTTGGCAAGGATGTCGTTCCTTTGGGATGGACTCTTCTCTGCACGCTCAACCGCCTTATGGTAGGTCGAGTACGACACCGTTTTCCCAAGATTTGGCTGCGCCTTGATCCAGAGCTCTGGACTCTTGACCTCTTCGAGATCGTCCAGTTTGTAGTGCCAGATCGAGACTTCGGGTGCTACGTAGTCGCCCCTAAGAATGTCTTGGAGCATCATCTTGATCGTGTCGCCGGCACCGTTGCGCACAGTTCCCTCGGAACTGACAGCCACGATGAGCCAGTCATTGATCTTGGACGCTCCCTGTTCAATGGCCTCGACAACATCCTCTCGAATGTCTCCCGATAGCCACTCATCGACCGTGTTGTACTTAGACCTTAGTCCTTGGAGCTTGTCAATCGACATGGGTCGTACTTCAAGCAGGGAGCCGGTGAGGAAGTTCTCGACTCCCTTCTTCGTGGGAACGAGCTTCTGCCTGAGGGCTCTTGACCCTGTTGTGTTTTGAAGTGAACCCTCGGTGAGAAACTTGAAGTACGGCCCACGCGCACGGGCAATGCTTGTGCGAATGGGACCGATGATCTCCTCAGCCTGTTTCATGGTCGGGGCGGTTGTGATCTGATGTGTGGTGTGCGTGTCCACATTCAGCCCATAGGACTGGATGCAAGACTCGTAGAGTGATTTTGCTGCTCCACGTGCCACGATCAGATACTGCTTGTTCACCAGGCGACGCTTGACGCGCCTACGCTCCCAGTGACCGCCCTTCCCGTCTTCGTTGCGCACGTACTCTTCGGCATCTTCGAAGAACCACCATCCAAAGATCTGTTCTGCCCACACCTTGAAGGTGTCGAGCAGAACTAGGGGCTCTCCGTCGGTAAGAGTGAGCTCGTCTTCGCAGTAGCGAACGAATCCCTCTACCTTATCTGGGTCGTAGTACACGCGCGGGCTGGCGATGAGTGCTTCGATGCGGTTCATCTCCATGAGAATCTCTCGACATACAGGGAGATTGCCACTCATGACTTGCTCACGGAATTCCGCGTAATACACAGGTGTTGCCCTGTTGTCTAGACTCATCGCCAACCCTCCCTTCTCCTACTTGCCCTTCTTCTTGGGCGCGAGCCGGGTCGAGACCTCCTGAAGACCAAGCCCCAGAGCGGGGTTGCTGTTCTTCAGACTGAT